GGTGGCGGAGCTTTCAACATTCTTACCAGCCTCAACCGATGCCTCGTCAGACTTCGTGAAAGAATCTTCGAGAACCTTGCTGGTGTCAATTGCCGCTTGTTCGCTTGTAACCCCAGCATCGTCCAAAGACTTGTCGAGGAAGTATGTGTTTGACTCCGAGGTTTGCGGGTTATCTACCAAGCCCTTGCCAACAAAGAATGACTTGTCATCGCTTGTTGCCGCCTCGTCAGCCAGAGACTTGCCTGTATCAACAGATTGAATCTGGTCAGATGCGTACTGATGCTCTCGAGCGACATCCTTCGAGAAGAACATCACCTCTCCATCATCCGTCTGAGCGAGAGCATTCATCTCATCGCCGGCGTCGACGGTATCTGCCAGAGGCTTCTGGATGCTGACGACTCGAACCTCGGATGTGATTGGCGAGTCGGTGAGACCCTTGCCAACAAGGAAGCTGTCTATCTGATCTGATGTGACAGCTGTATCGGCGGGGTTCTTGCCAAAGTTGATGTGATCAAGATTGTCGCCAGCCGTGAAGTAGTCCGGCTGCAACGCCTTAGAGAACCACATGGTCTCATCGTCGTCGGCGTTTGCTGTGCCGTAAAAGTCATCGGTCGCATCAACCTCATCAGAGATCTGGCGCTGAAGATCGAATGTCTTGAGTTCCGAGGTGAGCAAGTTTTCTTGCGGAACCTTGCGGAACAGAACCAGTGTGCGCTCGTCAGTGACGGTCTCAGTGTCGAAGGCGCTCTTGCGAAAGTGCAGAGCTGCTGTGTCGGTGACGACCTTGATCTCTTTGATGACAGGGTTCAGACCACGGAAGTCCAGCTCGGCATCCATCATGATGCTGATCCACTTGATCGTGGCAGCTGGGATAACGTAAGTGACGACAGCGCCTACTGCCGCGCCGGTGGTGCTGACAGTATTCGCTCCTTGTACCTGAACTGCTGCTACCGGCTTTACTGTCGTGACCGATACAACAATCCGCGACAGTGCCATCAGAAGTCCTTACGAAGCTTGAACTTGAGAACGTCGTAAACAGTCTGGATGGTTCCGTCGGCGAAAGTGATTTCGATCTCACCTTCGTAGTCGCCAGCATCTTGGTTCAGGTCAGTCGACCCCCACAAGAACTGAACACGACCACCAGCGCCAAGAGTGTTGTACGGAGCGGTTGAGTCGATTGTGCCATCGGCGCTAACTCGACCAACCAACAGGTAGCCAGTGAGAGTCGCCAGAACGGTTGAGCTGCCAACGGCGCGGAAGTACATGCGCACAGTCGAGTTGGTCAGACCAATCGGAGAGCCAGTGGTCTCATCAGTCAAGCTCAATACGAGCGCTGGCTTTGTGTCGCCTTGAACGAGTTTAATTTTTTCAGCCATGATTCCTCACCACTTAACTTTGTCCGCCCAGTAGGCGGCGCTCATCTTGCCCTTGGCAATGTTCTTGGCGTGGCGAGCTTTGAAAGATTCATTGCGAGCCGAGCCGTCCGGAGATCCCTTCACGCCTTGCTGACCAAAGCGAATGGTCTTGACTTGGTCGCCAGACTTGGCAACAACGACATGGCTCTTGGTCGGATGGCTGGGCGTAGCCTTTGGCTGATTGAAGCCGGAGACGCCAGCTCGAGCCAAACGAGGATCTTTCTTTTCAGCCATGTCACACCCTCGGGATTACGACACGCAGGTCGGAGCGGACATAGCCGCGAACAGCACGTTGACGAGCCGTGTTCACGCCTTCATCAAAGAAGACCTTAGATGCGGCAGCGCCATCGGGGCTGGTGAATGGTTTTGAGGGAGACGCCATCAATCGATACTTCGCGCCGTGACCAATGATCTCGGCATAGTCTTCAAACACAACATCTTCGATTGTCGTCGAAGAACGAGTGGGTTTGAGCGCCACGCGCATTGTCAGCGCAGAAGCAGCAGTTTCTCTCGGGAATGGGAAGAGCGTGTATGTGCGCTCATCCTTCTGAGTGATGAGGTTCGGGTCTTGCTCGCTGATGACTGCGTCAGGGTAGCGGCTGTTGTACAGCAACGCTCCGGGCAATTCGTCGGGGGCTTTAGGTGTTAGCTCGACCCCTTTGTACCAAGCGCGCATAATCTTCGTGACCAAGTAGCCGGTGGGCGGCTCGAAGTCGTAGTCGATGATTCGCTGCACCACAGTCACAGGATCGTGGTCGCGCTGGAGAATCAAGCTGCCTTCGCAGAAATCAATGACGGCGTTTCTGATGGCGACCTTCGCCATTGCAGGAGTACAGCCCGGGAGGTAGGGTAATACCTCGTCATAGAAATCTTCGTAGGTCTTGCTCATATCGACATCAATCCAGTTTTAAATCGTTGCATGAATGCCGATGCGCGTCCGTCAATGGAGTACTCGTCGTCTTGGCTGTTGGAGCGAGCAACGATGTAGTCCTTCAGGTAGGCTTCGTATTCGAGCGGCAATGGTGAATTGTCCGTCAGCGCCAACCCAGTCATCGCCGTCTTGAACGAGCCGATGAACAGGTCAGGGCGAATGCGCTTGGCTTCACCCAGAGCTTCATTGGCATAGGTCAAGAGCAGAGTGTCGGCGTAACGATTCTTGTCAGCGTCGTTAAGCAACACCCTTGCGTCGTTGATGATGGATTGGAGCGTGGACATTTATTTTCCTTGGGCTGGATTCACTTCTTCTTGGAAGCCGTCATGTTGTCAACCAAGTTGGGATAGGGACGACCAGTCTTCTTAGCCGCTGACTTTGCTTTCGCCTTCTGCTCCGGCGTCAGTGGCTTGCTCTGCTTGTTCGGGTTGGGCTTCTCCCACACTGGCTTCTTCATTTGGATTTCCTTCAAGCTCTTTGGCTTTGTCAGCCATTGCATCTTTCCAAGTCTTGCGCTTGGGTTTCTCAGCCGCAGCAGCTTCTTCTTGAGGCTGCTCTGGTTGAGGCTCTTCATCGAGAATTGGCTCGTACCAAGGCATCTCTTCGATGAGATAAGGGTTGTACACAACGACCTTGCCGGTTCGTGTGTTGCGCATGTTTTTTGGTTTGGCTTGTTTTGTCATAGTAAAAGAAAGGGGTGGAGATTTCTCCCCACCCCTTAAGGCTCCTGCAAAGGTTGATTAAGCCTTGACGATCACGCCGTTCACCAAAGCTTCAGGCTTGGTCACTTTGTAGCCGAACACGTTCAGACCACGCATGATGTTGCCGAAGGTGGATTGCGCACGGAGCGTTTCCACGTTGGTGATTTGGGACGCGAACGACACGGCGTCGCGAGTACCAGCCATGATGTAGGTATCGCCATCGCCGGTCTTTGGCAGGTTGTTCGACAGATAAACCGTGAAACGGTCGATCATGCCGATCTTGCCATTGCGGAGAGGAGACACGCTGTCACCAGTCAAGTAGGCTTGGCGGAGTTCCGAGCCTTTGATCAGAGCGCCAGCCCAAGCAGGCAACACGATCCAACGACCTTCTTCAGGCACGTTCTGCTCGTCCAAAGCCAGACCCATATTCAAGATGGTGTCCAAAGCTGTGGTCTTGCTGAACCCGACAGGAGAAGCGTCAGTACCGAGGTTCAAGTTACCAGAGATTGCACCAGCGGTAGCGCCTTTGTTGGCGGCAACTGCGGCGGCTTTGATGCCGTCAAGCACCAGAGCGTCAATGGTAATCTTCATCTGCTGAGAAGCGTCATTGGTGAACATGTCCATCAGCTTGACGTCAGCTTGGTGAGCATCGATGTCGTCAACGACAACACTGAAGTACTTACCGTAGTCGATGGTCAATTCCAAAGGAGTCGACACAGGGACTTCGTTCGTCAGGTTCATGCCCTTGGTGTAGTCACGAACGCTGATAGTTGGGATGGTACGGATTTTGACTTTATCGCCTTGACCCTTGATCTCGCCTTCCCAGTCGTTGTTCGTGATCTCGCCGAGAACGGTGGATTTATAGAACTTGACTTGGAGCTTGCCAGACCAAATTTCGGGGACAAAGTTGCCAGCGTATGAGTTGGTGGTTGCACCAGACACATAGTAGCCAGAGGTTACGCCTACGGACATTTTGATTTCCTTTTAAATGCCCATGCCGCAACGGTTAGCGAATACGCTTTTCAATGTGCGCGGCATGGATGTCTGCTTCAATGGAAACCAAATCCTTGTCGCTGATCTCGCCTCGGCGAGCCTTCGCATAGAAGTCTTGGATCTCTCCTCGAGTCCAAATCTTCTTTCCTGCGGGAGGCGCACTGTTGGCGACTGGGGCAGGGACTACCTGCTCCTCAAGCGAGCGGGATGAGGTTTCCGCTTTGGTTTTGTTTATGTCTGCCCACTTGTTGAAGAAACGAGCGGCGCGAATCGCGTCATTGTTTCTCACAGCATCATCAAGAGCGTCTTGGCGTTGAAGCCCCGTCAACTCATCGTATTCGGCAAGCCAGTTGATAAAGCCATCGTTCTTGTTGGTCTCTTCCCAGTCAGGTACTGCTGCCGACAATCTTGCGAAGAAGTCGACCTCAGCGGTCTTACTGTTGGAAACCTCGAAGCGTTCAAGCCTTGCTCTCAAAGCAGCGATCTCTTGATCCTTCTCTGAGACTTCGTCCCGGGCAGCACGGCGGATCAAGTCCACCAATGGTTCCCCGAACTCTTGGATCTCTTCTGGTTTGACGAGCGATTGTTTCGGTTCAGCTTTCGCAGTCCGAAGATCTTCCAACTCTTTCTCAATGCTTTGCAGCCTTGCCGTCAGCTCTTTGTTCGATGCAGCTAACCTCGGGACTTCGGCGTTGTACTTACCGATTAACGATTTGTACCGTGATTCCCATGTCGGGTCTTCCTGTGCCGCAGGAGCCTCAACTGGTTTCTCGGTGTTCGAGAGTTCCGCTGGAGCAGCAACTGATTGGGCTTGCTCCTCTTTGGGTTCTTGGTTGCTGGCGGCAACCTCACCCTCCGGTGGCTGTTGACTCTTAGCTTGGTTCAGCTGTTTGAGAATTTCATCAGCTCGTTGTTCCGCCTCTAGGACGGCTCGTGGTAAAGACATGTTTTCTCCATAAACATATCGCGCAGATCTGTCGATGCCCAGCGGGTTTATCGACACGTTCCTTGCGGTGCTTTTGGTTTTGCTACGTAGGTAGTGACGTAGCGCACTAAACCCCCGGCGGGGGAATTACTTCATGCGGCTTACAGCCACACGCGCTGACCTTGCTGTGCCGACGAAGTCGGCGAGGACTTGGGCAGCACCTTGATTCCATCGAGTGAGAACTTCGTCTTTCGTGGTTCTTGTTGCTGCATCAAGCTCACTGAGTGAGCCTTCCATCCATTCAAGGACAGCGGAAAAATTGTGATCGTCTTCTAAAGCCGCCAATGCGGATAGAACACGTTGATCTGGTTTGTTGAGCATTACTTCTTGTAGTCCTGCATCGAGCGAACGCCAGTTCCTTGAGTGCAGTCCCAGACCATGCCGCCATCGCGGTAGCCTTTAGGAGCTTGCATGCCGGCGGCAGCTTTGACCTTGCCACCATTCTTGTAGCCTTGGGGAACAATCGGCATACCGCCAGATTGCTTGTTGGTCATTGCTTTCTTCTTCATCATTGCATCACTCCATTCATGGTGTTGGCATCAACTCCACCGGCGGGATTGCCGGCATCATCGACTTGAGTGGGCGCGGGAAGTTGCGGTTGACCGCCACCTTCGCCTTGCATCTGAGCTTGCGCTTGCATGGCAATCATCTGCTCTTGCTGCGCCTTCTCTGCTTCGAACTTGACACGCTCGGGATCTTTGACGATCTTGTCGACATCCATGTTGAGACCGGACGCCAACTCGCGGAGCAAGTGCGCACGACCTTCCATGCCAACGATCTGCAAGTCGACTGGGTTGGCAGTGGCTTGCAAGAATTCGTTGCGGCGGATCTGGATCTGCTCTTTGGCAACCAGACCAAGCGCACCCTTGGCAACCACTGTGAAGTCGCCCTTGATGTAGGTGTCTGGGTCGTACATCATGTTGTGAACATACATGCGAGACACGACGCCCGACATCACGTTGTCGATTGAAGCGATGGATTGCTTGATGCCTTTGGCTGCGTTGTCCATCAACATGGACAGACCAGAGGCGGTGCGACCAGCGCCAGAAACACCAGATGATCCGTACACATAGTTCGGGATGCCG